CTCGTACCAGAGCCGTGATTTTTTAAGTTTCACGTGGAACATTTTCCAAAATCACGCGCCAAACAGACGTTCATAGTCTCCTTGCATATAGTCACGCACAGGCGTGCCATAGCGTCTGTATACGCCTCGTTGCTCTAGTTGTGTCTTGTATGCATGATGTATGACGCAAAGCGATTGAAAGACGTTTAAATAAAACGACTCGCGCCCGTGCTGTGACCATGGGAACAAATGATCGACTGTGTTTGCTGGTGTGATGATGCCTTCAGCCTCACAGCCCACACATATAGGGTACTTGCTTAACTGCGCCATACGCAAGGATGCCCATTGCTTAGTGTTATACATAGCGTTGAACTGCTTACGCTGTGCTGTGTCATTGCTCTTGTAATACAACGCATCATTGCCACCATGATGTAGACAATACACGTTACGTCTACTGCGTGCGTTGTTGCAACCTAACTCTATGCACGTTGTTTGTTTGGGTACGCTAGGCATTGCATTGCTCGATGAATTGATTAAGCGTCATACACTCATTAGGGAATACCCGATAGCCACCGCTATATGACACACAGTTAGTCTGCCTTATCTTATTAATACCCGCGCATAGTTGATCAGGTGCATCAACGCTAAACCAACCCGCAATGCCTATCAATGCAAGATTGCAGTTCAAGTCTAATGCTGATACTAACTGTGGCACTCTGTTTGTAATATGTCGATAGTTGTCAACATCAATGCAATATGCAAATCTAGGTACAGCATCCATGACTGTCATCATCAATCCGCTTCCTGATGCAATCAATACAGCATCGCCCGATCTTTTGTAATCGTGTAGTTGGAATCCAAAGTAACTTGCAATCCAACGGGCGTTCATCGATTGTTCAACAACTGTTCCGCATCCGTTTTGGGCATATATTTGCCGACATGCTCAAACGATGCAACAAGCCTGTTAGTTGCTCTTGTCTTGTCCATACTATGATTTCCTCTAGCATGTCTGCTTGGTGCGCTTGTCATTTTCCAATTTGGCGATTTGATGCGCTTTGCAATCTCTGCGGGATGCCCTGTTCCGCTAAACGCTCTGTAACCAAGCGCACGCCACATTGATGCAACTGTTTCAAACAATGCATTGCCAATGCCTACGCCTTGGTAATCAGGCAAGCAAACTGTCCTATGCCCTCTGCGTGCTTGACCATACTTCAAGCGACCAAAGAACGGCAACCATGCATCAAAGGCAACTATCTGCCCATCAATAAATGCACCAAAACAAAATGCGCTCTTGTTAATTGATGCCGTTAAATAGTGATGCGGTGCGAATATGCCCCATGCTTCGTGCGATATGCGCTTAATTTCCAACTCGATTGCTGGTCGCCGACAAAGTGACCTCCAGAGAAATGTATTAGATGCTGGCTCATATATCCAGTCTGGGTCTAACCATTCTTGTATGTCATAGTGGCACGACACGGCAACAAATTTACCGCCTGTGCGTCTTACTGTCTTTGCGATTGCCGTTGAACCAATCTTTGCAACTGTGCGATCAATCACGCTTGTGAATTCATCTATTACAGCAAGATCACGTTTTTCTGCCAATGCTCTTGCAATCGTTGCTCTAAATTGTTCGCCATTTGATAGCACATGAAATGGTCGTAACCAAGATGGAGGTGAACTAAATCCTACCGATGAAAGCAACAACGTTATTTCCTTTACGCTCATTGCTTGCGGAAAACTATCAATCAATGCTTTGTTGCTGTCCCATTCAAAGCCATGTACATATGCATCTGCAAACAGTTCACGCGCTATTGTTGATTTGCCACAGCCACTAGGTCCCACAATTAGACCAACGTTCCATTCACGTTCATGCAACGGCAGATTAACGTTCCATGTCAACGCTGATTGCTCTGCTGGAGATACGTCAAACAATCCCTCTAGTTGCATTACGCGACCAGAGCGAACAATATTTGATGATCTTGTTATGTTTGCTTTTAACGCAGTAGCGATTTGCATTTGATGCCTCGCTGGGTAAATTCTTCAAGAATCTGCCGTTGCTCGTATTCGCTTGCGCACTCTAAAATAATTTCATACGATTCTGCAAAGTCATGATCTTTGCCAGCATCGTCATCGTCTGCGTTTTCACCTAAATAACGATCAATGTCATCCTCGCTAAAACCAAGCAATGACAAATCAAAATCTTCCAAATCTTTTATTTCGTTAGCAAGTGCAACTTCATCCCATCCAGCATTTAATGCCAACTTATTATCTGCAATGATGTATGCGCGTTTTTGTACGTCTGACAAATGCGTCAAATCTATTGTTGGCACTTGCTCTGTGTCCATTTTTATTGCCGCCAATAATCTGCCATGACCAGCAATAACGCCATTTTTTCCATCAAGCAGAATTGGATTTGTCCAACCAAATTGTTTAATGCTTTCAACAATTTGATCTATTTGCGCATCGCTGTGCGTGCGACTATTGTTAAAGTATGCGACTAAATCTTGCGTTGGTTTATATGTGATTTGTAATTTTGTCATGTCTTATCGTGTAGTTTTATTTCAAGAACTTCAACATATAAACTGTTTGATTTAACAACGTTGATATGCTGTCAATCTCGTTTTGTATTTCTGAATCTTCTGGCAATTCTTTTCTATACAGTCGCACATAGTCACGCAAGTTCCGCATGTACTCTAATGCATCCAAACTGTTGCCAGCATACGCAGATGGATACGGCTCGATCAATTCTTCATATGCGCCTTGTATTGACTCTGTGAGTGAATCAACAAGTTCAACGATTTTGTCATAGTATGTTGCAAGTGCAACGTGCGTGGCATATGAACCTACGCCAGTAACTTGGAAATGTTTTAAGTGCGTAAGCGTTGCAGAATGCAACAACGTGCCTATAAATTGTGCCGTAGCGTCTTTGTTTAGCATTTTGTTTTCCTTGTAACCGCTTGCATATGCCGCTTGTCCGACTTGCATTGCTTTTTGCTTTGTCGGAAAGGGACCCTTACTGCCCCAATACCATCCGTCAGATTTCTTGTTTACTGGCATCTGGCTTCTCCAATTTTGTTGTATGGAAATGATACAGCCAAACTTTTTTGCGACCAATAGATGTATTAGCAATTTGCTCACGACTTAAATATCTTTGACGCATGAAGTAACAAAGTGCCATTGATATTTCGCTGGACTTTAATTCTGGAACTGCTTTTCCAATTTCATGCAATGTCAATGGTGCTTGCGCTTGCTTAAAAACTTCCCTAACTTTTACAGATGCATTTGCCACAAAAAACCCCTTGTCGTTTATTACAAGGGGTATCATACCAAAAGTATTACGCTTGTAAATAGCCCTTTTGGGGGACTATGACAAGCGTCTACGCGATTTTAAATGGCGAGCAATGTCTCCAATGCAACTGCCTTTTTGCTCTCGCCTGTGCCGAACCAAGATTGATTCAAACGCGCATCGGCAGTTCTGGCGGGGTGATGATGATCGTAATACTCTGTGACTGCATTCAACATGCCCCACTTGGTATTGCCAGCCAGTTCTACGCCCTTTGCATCGCCTTGGAACAAGTCAATGATCTTGCGATAGGCGCGGTTCTTTTCATCGTTGTCGGTGTCATACAACGATTTGCCTTCCTTGACAACCAAGTTTCTTACAAACAATTTTGCCTTTGTATCGGTGAGTTTTTGCTTTTGCAAAGTCTTTGCCATTTCAATATAACCCCCAAAACTCTCAACAGCGATGCCTAATTTCGCTTGCATGATTTCCTTTTTAAAGTGCGTTGCATGAGTGTATGACACCATTTGAGTGCCGTCTTGCATTGCCATTGACAGAGTGTTATTACAAACAACGCGCACAGTTGTAAAACGTGCAGTCGTTGCAAGCGATCTATCCGCAGATGTTGACAAAAGCAAAAAGCCCCCAATGCCATCGCCTTTACTGATCTCTGCAAACTTGCCCGTTTCTGCTAAAGCCCACAAACGCTTGCCTCCAAACAACGTGCCAGCAGTATGCAAACGAAATCCGTTTTGCTCAACCAAGTCTCTAAAAAACTCTAATACTTCGATTGGCTGTACGGGTTTATATCTATCGCTAACAACTGACAAAGGCGCATTTGTGTCTGATCGATACAAAACGTTTTGCCCTTCAAAGCGAACTGGCAATGGCTCGTTGCCTGTGAACAAAACGGGTGCGCGATTGATTGTCCAATCCATTCCCGCAGATACTTGCCATTGCTCAATGCTTGCATCTTTGTCGAGAGATTGACCAAGCCCGTGCCAAGGGGTATCGCCTACAAATGCCATTTCTGTGTAGCCGTCTGCGCGAGTTGTGAGTTGATGTGCCATGATGATTTTTCCTTTAAAAAAGTTGATGATTAATTACTGACTGATAAAACTTTACAAATTAACGTATGCACTTCATTAGCATCTTTGAATTCTGGATCAGGGTTTTCCATTAATGCTTTTGCTTTTTTAAGTGCCTCTACCATTTCTGGCAATTTGACAAACATTTCTGCCAATGCTTTTTCTTGAGTGCGCAAGCCGTATGGCAGTTTGCAAATCAAGCCACCCGTTTCTGCGCGTTTGATTGCGTAGCAAGTGCCTTTTTCCTCTGTGCCGATTTCCCAATTAGTTTCGTCTGTCATTGGGTCGTATGGTGCAAATGTAATTGGTCGCATATAAATAATTCCTTATTTAGATTTGACAATTAAAAAACAACCATTTTCGTGAACAACACCTTTTGAGTCTGTGTATGTTTCACCGCATCCGCTTGCCCATTCGACAACAATCACTCCAAGAATAATTGCTATCACAACTGCAAGGATTGCACCCGCTAGAAATGATAAAAACTTTTGCATTTAATGTTTACTCCGTTTGTTGAACAAGACCGCATCTCTGCGGTTTCGGCTAATTAAGCCTCTTCAGTTGTCCTGATAAAACACTTCTGCTGTTGTCTCCCATGCAGATGCATCTAAAGCAAGTTGTTGTGTAATTAAATTTCCGTATGTATTGATGCTCATTTCTATTTGCTTAACAGTAGGCGTGTGTAATAGATATGAATCAAGCGTTTGACTGCATACGCGTGTGCCTTCTGACCACATAACTGTTACTGCCATGTTGATGCCGTTTTGATTGTGAAGTTTTGCAATCGTGCGGACTACTGCGTCTGGTGCATCGCTACAAGTAACGAGTTGTCCGACATACAAGTGAGTTGTTTTTAAAAAGCGTTTCATGATGATTACTCCATTTAGTTGTACAAGATTGCATCTCTGCAATTTCGGCTATTAAAGCCTCGTCAGTTGTACTTAGGCAATTACGTTGAAGTGGAAATGTATGCCGTAATGAACTGCGTTAATGCCGACAAACAAAGGATAAAAACGCCCGTCTGTATGTGTGCAAACGATGTAACGAATTTCGCCAAATGCGCGATCTCCATTTGGATTAATTTTTCTAGCGACTGCGATATGTGCATGGCTTGCAGTCTTGTATGTTTTTGTTGGTGTGATTTCTACGTGTTGCATTTTGAATCCTTTTTTGATGTTTAACTTTGTATCAACTTCTTGAGTCGATGAAAGTATTATAGGAGAAATAGTTCATCACAAACTATATTTAGGAAATATTTCCATTTATTTTGGGTTATATTGAAAACAGGAGTATTACTTTTAGACGTTATAACGTCAAAACTGGCAATGCCAGAGCAAGATGGGGTTATTTACAGACAAAAAAAAAGCCCCGTTTTTTATGCGGGGCTAAAGGCTACTGCTTGCAATTATTCTAGATGCATCTTTTAAAAAGGAATGTCATCATCGTTTGCAAACTCTTGTATTGGCGGTGTTGCTTCTTTGATTGCCGTTGTTACGCTTTCGCTTTTGCTCGACAAAATGTCCACCTTTTCTGCCGTGATCTTTGTTGCGCTTTTTTCAATGCCGTTCTTGTCTGTGTACTTTTCCGTTTTCAATTTTCCTTCAACATAAACCTTTGTGCCTTTGCGCACGTACTCGCCACAGATTTCAGCAAGTCGACCAAACGTTGCAACGTTAATCCATTCTGTTACTTCTTTTTGATCGCCAGATTTATCTTTGTACTTTTCGGTTATTGCAAAACTAAAATTGCAAACTGCTTTGCCGTCAGCCATGTAACGCAACTCAGGGTCGCGCCCCAAATTGCCAATGCCTATAAATTTATTTACTGCCATGTATTACTCTCCAAGTTTGATGATTAACAATTCGATCTCTGCCAAAAACTTTTTGACTTCAACTTCCATTTCCGCAATGAGTTCTTCATTACGTTCTGCGCGAACAATCAATAACTGATTGTGTCTGCGTAGTCTTGAATCATAGGAAACAAAGTCGCACCATTGCCGACCCGTTACCCATAACTGACATTGAATTTGTTTAACGTACTCTGCTGGCACTTTGTTTGTCATCAAGTAATCGAGGTGCGTTGTCGAGTTTGGGCATTTGACCTCGATCAATCCGTCATCGCCAACAAGTCGATCAGGGGAAACCCCTAGCCATTTGATTGTTGGGTGCAACCAAAACCCCGTGCGTTCAACTAAAACGTTTTTTTGTTCCTCGTATGCAATGCACGCAAATTGTTCTTGCTCAATTCCCCATTCCATTGCGGGACTTGTAAATGATTCAAAACTAGGGTCTGTCACTATGCGTTCTGCAAGCAAGCGCATTTTATATTTGTGACGCGTGATTGACTCGCTCTCGCCTTTGCCTTTTGCCATTACGTCAGCAACGTTTGATGCCGTTACGTGACCAAGACGCACGCGTTTCCATAAATCTGTGCCTTGCTCAATGTTGCGCGTATCAATAACAACGCTTTTGCTTGTTTGAACGTCAAATGCCATTGTGTAATCGTTCATGATTTGTTGTCCTCATGCTCTTGTTGTAATGCGTCTTTGTTTGCTCTTGCTTCATTTGCAATCATTGCTTTGCGAGTATTTTTTGACGATTCCAAAATAACTTGCAATTCAAGATCGCCATTAACTGCTTTAATTGCTTTGATGTACGCAACTTTTAATTCATCCATTGTTTTTGCATCTTGTATTGCAATGATCAATGGCGCAATATCAATCGGTTCTTTTTCTTCTTGCGATTCACGCGGGACATCCTCGCCAGAATAGATGTACAACCCAATTCCAAAACAAGCAATGCATTTAACTAAGCAACGCATCATCGCATCTGAAATCTTGCGCGAGTCAGGTTGTTTGACAGCGTTATTGCGATTGTCCATTACGGGCAAATGCATAGTCATCGATTTGCCCATGGCATGTACAGTACAAAAAACCATGACTGTTTCGCCAATGTATTTTGGTTCTGCAAATTCCCATGTAGCAGTTGGGTCGTTTGTTAGCAATGTTTCAACTGCATATGTCCATGAAAGATAAGACAGAGTGCCTTTTTTCTCAATCTTTGCGCTGACGTTTATTTTGTTTAGTTCTGCAAATGTTTTCATGATTACATTTATCCTAAGTTAATGATTGTTTGTGCTTCTTGTATCGCGCTGTTAACGCAATAGGTTTGTACCGCTTTAAAAACGTAGCGACCAAGTTCTTCCCAAGGCGCGTTTGTGTTTAAGATTTCGGCAAGTTTTTCTTGATCTGCATACAGACAGTTGTTGTCAATAGCATCCATAAAAACTTTTACTTTTGCGGGGTTGTAATCAGTTTCTAGTAGGCGATCAATTTCATTGTCTATTGCTTGATCACGTGCTTCCTGATCTAGATATGGTTTTTGTAACCAATCGTCATGTGCTGTCATACTTACTCCTTTTGTGAACACACCACAAATGCGTGGTGAATGTATTATATACAGGAGTTTTGAAGTATGAGATACGCTTTGCGCAAAGATTTAAACCAAACTGCGATAGTTGATTGCCTACTAAAAGGCGGTGCAAGCGTTTACGTGCTACATGTACCCGTTGATTTGCTTGTGGGCATACGTGGGAAAACATACTTGGTCGAGATAAAAAACAAAAAAACGCAGTACGGGAAAAAAGGTTTAAACGAAAATCAAAAAGAGTTTGTTACAAACTTTAAAGGCGGGGCTGTCGTAATACTTGATTCTGTCGAGTCGGCAATTAATTTTTTAAACAGTACGGCAAAACTTTAAATTGCCCGATATGATTGGGTGGAACACGGATAGGTCTGAAGTCATGAGCAGACCGAAAAGAGTCTTTCCCTTCTCCTCCTTCCGTTGTTTCTTCTGAGAAGGGCTAAAGAAGTAACGGGAAAATCAATGCATTATTTTCAGTTTGAAATCAAAGAATGGGTGAGCAATACTGCGCATCTAACGCACAACGAAGAATCAGCATATCTTCGATTGATTTGTTTTTATTACGACTCTGAAAGATCATTTCAATTTGGCGATTTGCCAATGATCTTTCGCAAGTGTCGCGTTAATGATGATTTGGGCATGTCGATTCTTAACGAGTTTTTTCGTTTAGATGAAGAATTAAATGTTTGGATACATGATCGATGCGACAAAGAGATTGACAAATATCATGCGAAACAAGAGCAAGCGTCACGCGCTGGTAAAGCATCTGCTCAACGTAAGTTTAACGCCCGTTCAACAGACGTTCAACCAATCATTAATCATGAATCATTAATCAATAATCAATTAATAGACAACGCAACTAAAGTCGCGTCAACAACAAAGTCTGTCAAAAGAGGTTCACGGCTTGACGATAACTGGGTTTTACCGCCCCTTTGGAAAGAATGGGCAGTCAGAGTGCGACCGACTTTAAACATTGATGAAACGGCTGATTCTTTTCGAGACTTCTGGCATAGCAAAGCGGGACAAAACGCAACCAAACTCGATTGGCACGCTACATGGCGCAACTGGGTACGCAGTCAAAAAGTCCCACCGCCAAACAAAGCAGACGTAATACATGTAACAGTACCAAGTACAAATGAACGTGACCCATCACTGGTAAAGATCGATAAGGACAGAGCAAATTGGACACCACCTCCACCAGAGATAAGAGCAAGAATGCTGGCAATCAAAGCATCTGGCGAAAGCGCAAATCAATCAATCATCACAAAGGGAAACATATGATAAAACTTGCATACTGCGATTACATCGCATCTATTATTAAAAAAGAATTATTGCCAAACGATCATGCAAAGTTGCTCGATGAAGTTGGAAAGATTCAATTTAATTTCGGACCCGAGGGCGAGTTTGATACGACAAAAACAATAGATGTATTAGACATGCAAGGCAAGATGTATCGCATAACTATCCAAGAGTTATGAAATGCCCGTTATGCAACGCGCCAACGGATGTTAAACAGACCTTGAATAGAGATGGTGAATACGTAAGACGCAGAATGTGTTTTAACCGCCATACGTTTAGCACAAAGGAAGTGCCAATAAACGAACCAAAACCAAAACGTAATTATCGAGATCAATAAAAGGAGTAAACATGACAGAGCATGACATTAGCCCATTTAAGGCATTGGACTTTATACGAGACAACGCGCAAGCGTATGCGCAAGCAAAGGCAAACGTTGTCTACATGACAGAATATCGCAAGACTATCAAAGCATCTTTAATGGCAAGTTGCTCTGAGAAAACAGAGTCGGCAAAAGAAACATATGCGTACTCGCATGATGATTACAAACATCATTTGCGTGCGTTGCAATTAGCCGTAGAGCAAGCAGAAAAAATGCGTTGGCTAATGATTGCCGCAGAAGCCAAGATCGAGGTCTGGCGGTCGCTTGAATCATCTGCACGCGCTGAAGGGAGATCAACGCAATGAGTAAAAGACCAAAGCCAAGTAAACAATTTTGTCTTGAAAGTGCCAAGTATTATCACGACAACGATTGCCCGTTGATGATGTGGGATTGGTTAGTCATGTGGGCTTTTTACGATATGTACGTGGTTGCATATCGATGATAAGAGTCACATTAACAAAAACAGAATACGCAATTCTGGAGTTTGTTGGCAACATGCGTCACTCTATTACAAGTGCATCAGGCACAGAGATGAAACAAGATACAACAATGAATGGTTTGCAAGCAAGCATTGATGGTGTCATCACAGAGTACGCAGTTGCTAGATATTTAAATCTACATCTTGATTTGAATTGCGATTATCGAAATTTTGGCGCGGACTTAGTATCGCGTCTTGGCAATCACATAGACGTAAAGTCCACAAGACGCGCAAACGGCAATCTAAATGCAGTAGGCTGGTCGAACGGAAAGTGTGCCGACATTTTTGTCTTGACCGAGATTCTGCATTCTGCCGTTGGTATAGTCGGTTGGATTCCCCGAGACTTGTTGTTGCAAGATGCGAACATTGTTGTGCCAATAAATCGTGCGCCATACTATTCAGTTGATCGTTCCAAGTTGCAATTATTTTATGAACAAGCAGACGCAAAAACACTTTAACGCTCTTGCCGAATTGGGTTGCATACTTTGCTGGCATCTTGGCAATAGGGGTACGCCAGCAGAGATTCATCACATAAGACGCTATGGCGGTAAACGTGACAACGCGCCTGTCATACCGCTATGCACAGAGCATCATCGTGGCAATACTGGAGTACACGGGCTAGGTGCAAAAGGTTTTGAGAAACACTACGGAATTGATCAAGATTTTCTCTTGAATTTATGCGCTGAAAAACTTACGCAAACGGGCGAGTACCCGACTTATCAATAATTAATTGCGACTTCTTTGGCGCATCGCCTTCGTGGGTTGGAATTGCTACATGTGTCCAACGATCAAACTCGCGTATAACTTGTGCATACGGCAATTCACTTTTAATAATTGCACGCGTTACTTCATCTGGCGTCATACCACTAACGCGTATATCTGCCGCGCATCCGCGTCTATGGTCGCTTGTATCTTTAGAGCCAACTGCCGCGTTGACATAGCGTGATCGAAACGCGCTGTTAACAATGATTGGTTTGTTACCAAGTACGATGCGCACTTGCTCAAGGAAAGCCGCAAGGCGTGGCAAGTTAGCAAGCGCATCTACTGAAACTTCGCGCCCATCAATGATGCACAACTCCGCATTGGTCGGAATGTTATCAAATTCGCGGTGGTCTGTGTGTGTCAAATCTTCAAACGTAAAGTGTTCTGTTAGGTTCATTTTTTACCCTTTATAGCCATGATGTTTTCGATTGTCTTGCCTCCGAAATAGGCTGTCATTACTAACATGCCCCATTGTCCCAATAGGTTTACGTATGACTCATTGACTTGATGCCCGAATGCAGACATAAGCGCAAACACGTTGTACGTTGACAAAAGATAAACAAGCGTTGCGGGTCGTATGTTTTTATTTAACCACCCATCGGATTGGTTGTCCGATTTCCATCTATCAGTTACGTTGTTATCTTCATTCTTTTGCGCATCCATTGCGACTTTAGTTAATTCAAGTTCGTACTCTTTTATTTTTTCTGTCGCTTCTGGATTACCCACAATAGCCTTTGCAACAGACTCAACGGAATCAGAAACGCCAAGGCGAGAAGCCAGAGCGGTAACAGCAACAGCACCCATAGGACCAGCGATAGCAGTTGCCAATGTGGGTGCGATACCCTTGAGTAGACCGAGTAGTTCATTCATTGAACCTCCTGTAATTGCTTTATTAAACGATTAACTTGCCGTTCTTTTTTTTCGATTCTTACTTCTGCTTTTTGAATCTTAATCCACATGTGAATCATTACAGGCGTAATGATAAGTAGGATTGCAAGTATTATGCAAACCAAAATCATAGTGCCTCGGAAAATGTAGTTACCCATACCGCCCACAGCCATGCAACTATTACAAGAGTTAGAAACAAACCAGCAATCATTTCTGTTTGCTCACGTTCAATTCTTTCCCGCCTGTTAGTTTCTTGTTGCCGTCTTATGCGAATTTGTTCCTTGCGTTTTAATTGCTCGGCTTGTACTTTGCTATAAATCTGATTGTAATTCTCCCACAAGGGACCCAGTTGTGCTGGCACGTTTGCACCGCGCATCATGCCACTAAGTTTTACGTATGACTGATCAAGTTCATTCTTGTAAACGCTTAACTCTAATATTACTTCTGGGTCTGGGTCTATGCTGGTAAAAACTTCCTCATACTTAATCTCCACGTACTCGGTTAATTCTTTGTGATGCCGAAAAAATGCGCCTAAATGCCCAATAAATTGTTGGACAATTTCAGTCTCGTTTGGCACATGTTTGATGTAGACTTCTTTTGCCTTTTTTGTTTCCGTAGGCTCTGCGGTTTTGGTAGGCTCTGTTTTACTTCCAAATAAGCCTTTAAAGAAACCCCATATTCCTTTTACGTCAGCAACGATTGCCTTGGCATCTTCGGTTGCTTTTTTTATTTTTTGTACTTTGACTTTGCCTTCTGACAAGGCTTCACAACAATACGTTATGCCGTCATATGCCGCTTGCATTGCCTTAAAGGCAAGACCAATAGTTAGCGGGTCAAACACATGTCTACACGCCTAGAAATTTGCGCACAAATTCTGCCGCGACTCCAGGTCCCAATAGCACAACGCCAATAACTGCGTAAAGTAAATACTCAATTTTGGTCATGCGTTTTTCGCCAGCCGTTAATGAGTTATCAATGCGACCATAACGTTCTGCGCAAATTGCCTCATGCACCGCGAGTTTTGTTTCCATAGATTCCATTTGCACCTCACGTAAAAAGTTGGATTCGATTCGGTTGTTTTATATACATATTAATGTATACGTGCATAGGAAAGCCAGAAAAATATACACATCAACATCCTCGATTGCTGGCTTAACATCCAACACGGCTGGAGACTGCAAGACTGGGCGACAAGAGCCAGCATTAAAACGCTCAATCTCCATGCGTGTTAGTTGTTGGCAACCACCTCATAAAGCAGAGTGTTTGACTTTCATGTATTTGCACAACAGGAAAAATAAGGCGCTAACCCTTATTTGGTTACCAACGCGGGCAGTATATCAAAGGCACTTAAAAACTTCACGCGCTGACACGAACGTTTCTTCATTGTGATCGTATGCCTCCCACCACAAAAACTGATTGTCAGCCAAATATTTTCTGTCTTTTATTAGATTAGTATTTTCGGGATGACCATATATTAGAGGGTCGCTAACTGACCATAATACTATTCCCTTTTTGCCAACTGTCCATGCAAGATGCTGGAAAAAACTATCGCACGCAATCCATGTTCTGCATTCTGCAAGCAACATTTTTAACTCTGTCATTGGCAAGTTGGTACGAAAATCATCAACTAATGCAACTTCATTAGCAACACCAATTTGCACAATCGGTTCTTCAATCATTGCAATTAATTCTTCCCAAAATGGATAATTTTTTGGGTTGCGTTTGCCATTTGATAGCGGTCGCGAGTACGGCTGTATAACTATCATAGATACATCCTTTCAAATGCTTCTTGCAGACTGCGTGTCCATTTCCAATCATCCATCTTTTTGTAAATAGAGTATTGATCTATGTTGCCAAATATTGCTTGCGCTTCTGCTATGGATTTCCCTTCTATGATTTCTGGATAGCAAGTAAACACCAATGGATTTTTAATCTTTGGTAATACTTTGCTAAAAACCAAATGATCACCAAGACCGCAGTTAAGTATTACAACTGTGTAGTCTTTGTACTTTAGATGCGTGCGGAATATATGTTCGTCATGCTCATACATTTCGCGTTTTGTTTCGCTACGTATACCGCCATTGGGGTTTTTTAGATGCCAAGATACTGCGTTACTTACAGCGTACACGCCATAGCCACGCTTGTGTAGCCCATACGTAAATAATGTTTCCTCTCGATGCGCTACGCGTGAAAGATTTAAGTTGTAGTCATGTATGCCAGCACGATAAAGAAAAGAGCAATGCAGATGTTCAACTTGTTTGTAGCCCTTGATCATGCCCCATTGAATGTTAGGCTCTAGGTCTATTAGATCAATCGTGCCAGCAACTCTGCTTGTATCCATTACGGGCGGGGTAAGAATAGACCCACCAACTGCACCAACTTTGTCAAAGAATTTTGTAAAAGAATACAGTCGTTCTAATACATTTGGCTCTGGCAACGCATCATCATCAACGCGCCAAACCCATTCATAGCCCATGCTGTTAGCCATTTGGTGTATGTGATGCTGACCTTTTTTCTGTGCATAAAGCCATTCCCATTTAATGCCTTTAATGTCGAGCATCTGAAAGAAGTGCGCATAAATTAATTCATTGCGCATGTCTTGCGCTTCATCGTTATCGTCAAAGATAACTAACTTGTCTACTGGTAGCGTCTGATTAATGATTGCTTGTAGCGTTAGCGGTAATGTGGTGTGATAGCGACCACGCGTTGCGACAGAGCAAAGAATCATGCATCCCACCTACACAGCATCAAGTTACATTTATTGCTGTCATTAATAGCGTGCGGTTTATCACTAACGTAACCCGCCTCGGAGATGTACGCAAATTCAAAGTCTGGAAAATTAGACTCGTTAAG